ATCTGTGGGTAAGGAGTTCGTTGCGGCGGACAAAGGTAAAAAATTTAAGGAGGGCGGTGTTATGGCAACGAAGAAGATGATGGCATTCGAAAAGTCTGGTAAAGACGTTGAAAAAAAAGGTATGAAAGAAGGTTCTAAAGCTGACATGGCTTTGGACAAGAAACAAATGATGGGTATGAAAAAAGGTGGTATGGCTAAATATGCTAAAGGCGGCATCATCGCTTCTAAGATGGGCGCTGTTAAGACTGCTGCTCCTAGCCGTGATGGCGTGGCACAGCGTGGCAAAACTAAAGGTAAAAACTTAGGCGATTCCGGCAAGAATGTCGGCATCATGGGCGGCGCTCGTCGCGGCAAATAAGGAGCTGTCATGAAACACTATCATGAAGAAGTAGCAGATCTGCACAAACAAGAAGGTGGCGCACCTATGCAGCACCATCATGAGCTTGTTGAGAAGCAAGTAAAAAGCATGGACGGCGGTATGCCTATGAAACATCATCATGAACACGTAGCTGCTATGTGCGGCGGTGGTATGACTAAGGGCAAGAAGTAATGAGGCCATCACGCGGCATGGGTGACATCAACCCTTCTAAGATGCCTAAAGGCGCTAAGAAAGCTCGCAGGGATGATACTGACTTTACCCAATATAAGAAGGGTGGGAAAGTAAAACCTGTGTGGAGCAAGCCGCGTCCTAAAGAATTGGGTAAGCCGTCTGTGCTTACTGCTGTGAAGAAAGCTGCGGCGAAAGCCAGAGCTAAAGCAGCAGGCAGACCTTATCCAAATCTGGTCGATAACATGTGGGCTGCAAGGGGAAAGTGATGACTGAGAAATGGATACAAAAGGCAATCAAAAAACCAGGTGCTCTTCGTGCTCAGCTTGGCGTAAAAGAAGGGAAGACCATCCCGGCAAAGAAGTTAGCTGCCGCTGCAAAGAAGCCAGGAAAGATAGGCCAACGAGCAAGGCTCGCTGAAACACTTAAAGGGATGAAGAAGTAATCATGCCATACACAACCAGTACGACAGCGTTCAATCCTACCCTTAACGACATCGTTGAGGAGGCGTTTGAGCGCGTTGGCTTAGAGTTGCGCACTGGCTATGACTTCCGCACAGCGCGCCGCAGTCTTAATCTGTTGCTGACAGAGTGGGCTAATCGTGGGTTGAATCTGTGGACTATTGATACTGGAACTATTCCTTTGATACAGGGTCAATATATTTATGACCTTCCTGACGATACTGTTGATTTAATTGAACATGTTATTCGTAATTACCCTGGCTCTACGGCAAACCAGATTGACATCAACATCAATCGAATAAGCGTCTCTACGTATTCGACTATCCCTAACAAGCTGACGCAAGGACGCCCGATTCAGGTGTGGGTTAACCGCCGCTCGGGGCAGACAACGGATGCGGTTGCAGCAACGGCAAAGGTTCCGCAGATATATGTATGGCCTACACCAGATCAAGGAACTGCTGATGCTCCGTTCTACTACTTTGTTTACTGGCGTTTGCGCAGGCTGACAGATGCAGGTAACGGTGTGAATGTGGAAGATATTCCATTCCGTTTCCAAGAGGCGCTGATATGTGGCTTGGCTTACAGGTTGGCTATGAAGCTGCCAGGCGGCTTAGAGCGCATACAGTTGCTGAAAGCTCAGTACGATGAGTCATGGGAAATGGCGGCAGGAGAAGACCGCGAGAAAGCGCCAGATCGTTTGGTGCCTCGCATGATTACTTACAGGTGATGTATGCCAAGTAAGTATACAAGCGGTAAAAAATCGATTGCGGAATGTGACCGCTGTGGTTTTAGATACCTGCTGAAAGAATTAAAGAAGCTGACGATCAAGACCAAGAACGTCAACATTAAAGTTTGCAAGACATGTTGGGAACCGGATCAGCCGCAGTTAAGTTTAGGGCTTTACCCGGTGAACGATCCACAGGCAGTACGTGAACCACGGCCTGACGTTTCTTACTGGCAGTCTGGATACTCAGGTTTACAGACGGACATACAAACTGGGCCATTGGTATCTGAGAATGGATATCCAAGCGGCGGTAGTCGGGTTGTACAGTGGAGCTGGAACCCAGTAGGTGGCGCAAGAAGTATTGATAATGGACTGACCCCGAACAACTTGGTGGCTAGTACGTCAGTTTCAAACGTAACCATAAACTAGGAGTACGAGATGGACACAAAGCAGGTTAAAAAGATTGCAGACGTTGAGGCTAACAAAGCTGTTAAAGGTCATGAAAAACGTATGCACAAGATGGCAAAAGGTGGCGTAACTACTGAATCCATGGAAAAATACGGTCGCAATATGGCGCGTATTATGAATCAGAAATCTAACGGAAGAGGTCGATAATGGCTAAGTTTTCGCAGAAAGTTATGGGCAAAGAAGTAGGCCAAGCGTCTGTTTATGCCAAGCCACATACCATGAGTGGTAAAGAATTAGATAGCGATCTGCCATATACGGCTGGCGCTAAAGTTATGGATGACATGAACATCTCTGTAGCTGGTCTGAGCAAGGGCAACTACAAAGAAGTTAAGACTGACGGTATCAAGATGCGCGGTGCTGGTGCGGCTACCAAGGGCACGATGTGCCGTGGGCCGATGGCATAAGTTTACAGTGACCTAAGAATAAGTTATCAATGACCTACACTGAGTTATACAACGCGATTCTGGCTTACACGGAAAACTATTCCCCTGAATTTGAGGCGGAAGTTCCGACGTTTGTTCGTCAGACGGAGACGCGCGTCTATAACACTGTGCAGCTTCCATCGCTGCGTAGGAATCAGACTGGTACGTTGACCGCTAGCAATAAGTATCTGTCGGCTCCTGGCGACTTTCTTTCTGTGTACTCGATGGCAGTAATACAGAACTATCAGTCAGCCAATGAGACCTACACATACTTGTTGAACAAAGATGTGAATTACATCCGTGAAGCGTATCCAACGCCGAACGACACAGGTTTGCCGTTGTACTACGCTATCTTTGGCCCATCGGTGAGCAGTAATGTAACCACAAATGAGCTGACATTTATCATGGGGCCAACGCCCAATACGGCTTATACGGTTGAGTTGCACTACTATTACTATCCAACATCTATTGTGGATGCAGGCACAAGTTGGTTAGGCGATAACTATGATCCAGTGCTGTTGTATGGCTCCTTGCGCGAGGCTTATCTTTACATGAAGGGTGAGCAGGATTTGATCGCCAACGTAGAAGCAAAGTACAACGAAGCATTAGGTGAGTTGAAACGTCTGGGTGATGGTCTAGAAAGACAAGATGGATACCGTAGTGGTCAGACTAGAGTGAGAGTCACATGACAATCTATCAAGGACTGACTACAAGCTTCAAGGTTGACATGCTGAACGGCAAGCAGAACGTAGCATCAGACACATTGAAGATGGCGCTGTACACCGCGTATGCCACGCTAGATCAGAACACGACAGCGTACTCGCCAGCTAATGAAATTAGCGGTACTGGCTACACGGTAGGAGGTCAGGCGCTATCCAATGTGACCATATTAAGTGGTAGCAATACAGTGTATGTAAGCTTTAGCAATGTAGTTTGGAACCCAGCTCAGTTTACAACTAGAGGTGCTTTGATTTACAACGCAACAAAATCAAATGCCTCGATAGCAGTATTGGACTTTGGGTCTGACAAGATCCAGACTGGCAACAACACATTTACAGTAATTTTGCCGCCTGACACAGAGTCCAGCGCGCTAATTCGTATAACGTAAGGAGCAATTATGTCTACTGAAAAATCACAATCCAGCGAAAAAATCGAGGGACATGTGGCACGTAAAGAAGGTTTTGTAGAAGGTCTGTCATCTGGCGGCGTGTTTACCGTTACCTGTATTGATAAAGACGGCAATGAAAAGTGGGTAGATATTGCCCCTAACTTGGTGGTTAATACCGGTCTGCAATCTATGAACACCCAGTTCTTTACTGGTTCCGCCTACACGGCTGCCTGGTATATTGGTCTGGTTAACGGCACATCGGCATCGACAACATTTTCTGGTGGCGATACGTTGGCATCCCATGCTGGTTGGTCTGAGAACAGCAGCTACAGCGGTACTCGTAAAGCAGCTTCGTTTGGTGCAGCTACATTGGCAGACCCATCAAACATCAATAACTCTGCATCGTCAGCTTCGTTTACGATGAACGCTACCGCTAATATTGCTGGTGCATTCTTGTGTAACGTAACGTCTGGCACTACAGGTTTGTTGTTCTCGGCGGCTGACTTCCAATCGCCTGGCGACCGTAGCGTAGTAAGCGGCGACGTATTGAACGTAACTTACTCGTTCAACCTTGACGCTGTTTAATAGGGGATAAGCATGTCAACATTTAAAAAAGGCGATGTGGTCAAAGTTAAAGCTGTGACCCCAGAAGGCCCAATCACCAAGATGCGCATGGACGATGACGGTACTGTTTACTACCTGTTGTCGTGGACTAATGAAGATGGTGCTGTGCATGAGCGTTGGTTTACGGATGATCAGCTTGTTGCTGCGGGGTAAT